AAGTTCCCCATTTGAATTATACCTCGGTAAACCTTTCGAATCAAGTATTTCTACATTACCAGTTTCATTTAGTTGTATTTGACCTTGTAAAAGCGATACAACTTGAGCTGGATTTATAGCTTTATTTTTTGAAGCTGACTCTAAAATAGACTTATTTATTTTTATATCTTTTAGTTGGCTTTCAAGGTTGGCTTTTTCTTTGTTCCATTCTTGGGTTTTATTTTTCAATATTTCTTCAAACTCACCCTTTTGAATTTTTTGTTTTTCTTCAGCATCTTTTTGCACTTTTATTGCATTGACTGCGATATCTAAATCGTCAACTCCTAATTTTTGATAAATTTGGCTTCTCTCTTGAGCCAGTCTTCTCCTTACCATTTCTTGTACTTGATCAACATTATATGTTTTTTCAGAAACTTTAGTTTCTTTTTCTTCTACTTTTACTTCTTCTTGAGTTTCAGTTGTTGGTTCAACTTTATTTTCTTCCATTATTTGCTCCTATATATCCCATTTAGGGTCTGTTGGAATCCAAGTATGTCGACATCTATAACCTCCTCTGACTATAAAAGGATCGCCAGTTGATTTGCCTGCCCAACCTTGATCATTCCAAATATCCCGAATCTCTTTCTCGGTTAATACTTTATTTAGCATATTAACACAAAAAGGTCTACTATCCCTTACAAGTGTTCCAGTATAACGATAATGGTTCAATCCTGACTCTTTTGCTTTAGCAACTGTGAACTGACCATGAAACTGCATTACAGAATCATGTGCTATTTGACCAGCATATCTCCTTAAATTATTGCCTGCCCTATCGGAAGCATATTGGGTGTGTAGTTTTTTAACTGCTTCTTCTACTTCTGCCTTTTTTGATTCGTTAAATTTATTCTCGTTAATAAAATCAACAATTTCATTTATCTCCCGAGTATTTGATCTTTGATAAACACCATTTATATGTTGTCTTATATTTTTGACCATATCTTCAAAAGGTCTCCCTGCGATAGTACTCTGGTAAATCTCGTCATTTATTATTTTCAAAAATCTTTCGGCTATATCTTCGAAACCATTAAATGATTGAGTTTTTAAAGCATTTATAGTTGCAAGGTCGACTTCAGTTAGGTTTTTGAATTTATTAGGTATTGGCATGGCGCCGAATGTATCTAAAACGACTTTTGCTATTTTATTGTATTCTTCGTTAATAATAAGGTCAGCTTCATTTAAAAAGGTAGCTTCAATAATTGTTTTTAATTTTGGTCGTAATTGGATAGCTAATCTTTGTGATACTAGCTGACCTTTTGTTGCTTTAGTTACTTCTTTAATAACATCATCTTCTAAACGATATAATACATTTATCATACGTTCTTCATGTTGATCTGCTAATTTTTCAAGTATTTTTGACATTTACAAAGTTGAACTTTTTTTCCAAGCTCTAATTGACCAGTATGCAGGAGAAAGAGTTTTTTGACCTTTTACCTTTTTGAGAACTCCACCCATCCTAGCTAAAAATGATTTTTGCCTTGCAGGAATATTTTTTTTGATTGACATACCTCTCGCTCCATAAGTCACTTTTTTTATCCTGCCAGTTTCTTTATTTCTTACATAAACACCAAATTTTTTCTTTTTAGATTCAGAAGTAGATAATCTAAATGGTTTATTTAATGTTACTTTTCTTCCTTGATATTCAGCCATTGTTTATCATCTAATCTTTCGTTTGTTATCATTCCACAAGCTATACATTTATAAACATCTTTTAACTCAGTTTTTTTAAGTGCGACTTTGCACCTAATACAAAATTTAATTTTTTCTTTATCCATATAATCATTTCTTTTTTCTTTTTCGTTTAGTTGCTGTTTTTACTATCTCTTTATCAAATGTTGCTGAACGACCAAGTTTAATCAATTTATTTACTCTCGCCATTGCCCAAGCCTGCATAGATATTCTAGGTCGGCTTCCACTTGATAGGAAAGCACCTTGCCCTTTCCTAAATGATTTTTTTAAATCTGTTAAATTAAATAATTTTGATTTTTTTGCTTTAGCTTTTAAAGTTTTTAAAGTTGATGCTGATAAAGCTTTTCTGAATCTACTTGCCATTATGCTCTAGTCCTTCTTTTCAAAAGTGATAAAGGTATATAAGCACCTGATTTATATAAAGAACTTACTTGCTTCAAAAGTTTCGCTCTTGTTCTTCTTTTAGCACCTTTTAACCCAGCTAAATACTTCTTGGGGATTTTAGTTTTTTTGTCCTTTTTAACTTTCTTCTTCGCCAACTGTTTGCCCTTCTACTTCGGTGGTTGTAAATTGTCCCCTTACAGTCCTCGTCGCATCTATTTCATCATTTATAGTTTTCATTGTATTATTATCATCAATTACTGCTTCGGCTATCTGTTTATCTATTTCTTTATTAAATGTTTCTGATTTGATCCCACTTGCTTTTGCCATTTGTAAAAATTGTAAATCATTCGCCCAATCTCTAATATCAAAAGTATCTGGATAATTTACACTTCCATTCCATTGTTTTTCTTGCCACCTAGCGAACAAAGACCATATTTGTTCTTCAGCATTTTCTAAATAATCTGCTTTTTCAGATAGTTTTGCATTTAATAATTGGAACTCAGTTTGTAATGCTATGCCACTAGCTATTTGATTACCAGTTGCCCTGACAGAACCCATGTGAGTTATCCTATCAATAGCATCTACTTTGTTTTGAATACACTTCATTATACCATCTAAATTTTGCCCACTCGGTTGTATAATGTAAGGTTTTAATGTAGCTTCTAAATCTTCTGGTATTTCTATTATTGATCCTGCACCAGCACTCGCTTCAACATTGGGTGTTTTCACCAAACTTGGGTGGTTTGCCAATCTTATAAGTTGTTCCTTTTCTGAATAATCATTATAAATGGATTGTTGTAAAAATGCCACGTCTGCAAGGTCACTTATGCCGATAGGTCTTTTCGCACCCCTCAAATTATAAACATTTACTGCAGGAATCACACCGATGGGGTTTGGTATCTCCTCAATAAGTTTAGGCTCGTTGTCTGTATATTCTTTGTCATACTCCTCAAACTCATAAGTCATAATTGATTCTTCAGTGAATACTTTTATTATAGCCCTTTCAGAGTTTATATCTTCAATAACAACTAACATATCCAAATAAAACCTACCACTAGCAGACCTTTTATAATTCCAGTTTACTATATTCTCTGGTGTATATATCGAAACATAAGGTCTAATATCTTGAGCAAGTTCTTCTGCTCTTGTATTAGCATTGGATTGTGGTTTATCTATTATTACCCAACAGTTTCCATATATACTGGCATTCATCTGTACTTCTCGCATTACAGTATTGAAGTTTCTACCATCAAGGTCAGCATCATTTATAAATGATTCTAACTGTGGGTCTCCATCTAAATCGCCATAATCTCTTGTCGGTGGTACTCGCCATAAAAAACTCGTATATATTTGAACAACATTTTTACAATGATTATCAACTGGTGTATGCCTTATCCTAGCATCATATTCTTCTGGTGTTTCTAAAATATATCTATGTAAGTAATATCCATTTTTATAATCGTTGCCACCTAAATAACTACGAATATAAAACTCCCAGTTTGAAATATTTGCATGCCATAAATCGTGCTTACTTTGTAGGATTTCTTTGTTCATTAACTCCACCTCTTTGGAGGACTAGCTATAAAATTCCTTCTTAATGGGAAATTGAACTCTACTAAATAACCAAGTGCATCATTCATGTGATCATACCCACTATCCTTATCAGGAATATGTGTGCCCTCTTTGTATATCTGTCTTTCTATGCTTTTGATTACATTTTTACAAGTTTTAAGAATAAACAGATTATTTTTACCATTCACATTTTTAAGTTTTGAATTAACTGCGTTAATCCTATCCCTCACAAGAGGTGCTGTATTTCTACATCTTACATCAAATCCAGCATTTTTCAATATACTTATGTCAGTAAATCCACCAGCACTTGTTTTTCTTTGCCTAGCACTTGGGTCTGGGTATACAATTATATTTTTATTTTTGTATCTTATTTTTATTTCCTCACACATTTCTTGTGTATTTGAAGAATAAATTTGTATTTCATCAACAACTATTATTATATCCCTTTCTATATAACATACCACTGCAGTCATTGGGTCAACATTAAAATCTAATCCAATATGTAAAAAGGCATGGTTTCTTTTATAAGTTTCAATAATATTTTTTTGCCTATTAAAATTATAATAAATCATTCCTGAATAATTAACAAATGTTGCTTCATATTCTTGTTGGAATGTCCTTATATCAAGGTCTTGTTTTGCTTGTTCTATTTCCTTTTTACTTACTTGACCACCCTCTAAAGTTGTAAATTTAAAACTTGACCAATCTTTATTAGTTTCGCCTTGCTTAAATAATTCATAACTCCAGTTGCCGAAACCTCTTGGACTGCCACAGAACAAAGCATGGCCACCAGTATCTGAAAGTGTTGGTCTTAATACTTCATACCAAGCTTCTTTGCTGACGTCTGCGAACTCATCAATTACAAGGAAGTTAATCCCAACACCACGAAGTGCATTTTCGTTATCTGATCCCCTTAACGTGATTGTAGAATTATTTTTGAGTAAAAAGGTCAAATCACTATGATTAATATTTTTTACCCATTTATGTTCTATTAGTTTTTGTTTTAGTTCTGTCCAAACAATCTGTTTTGCTTGTCTATAAGTTGGGGCAACATACCACACTTTTTGATTTGATTTACTTGCAAACTTGGCAAGTTCATTTATAGCCAAATATGTTTTACCGAATCTTCTTCCAGTTATTAATACTCTAAATCTTGATTTTTCTTTAATAACTTCGGTTTGAGGTTTGGTTAATGGCATTAGTTAGTCCAAGGCAATGGCTCTTCTAATGAAGATTCCTCAATCCTATCTTGTTGCCCTAACATATTCTTTCCTAAAAATATAAGCATACTTACATTTCCATTTTCACAAGCTCTCCATTGAAGTTGTCTTAACCTCATTTTTTGCTCTGCTCTCCCTTTTGTCAGATATTCCGAATAACTCTTTTCTAAAAGGTCTGGTGAACAGCCGAAAAAATCGCCCATCTCTATGTTTGTACACCCTAATTTTGCTAATGTTGTAAGTTGATTTGTATCTATTTGATATTTTTTTGGTCTAGCCATAATCCTCATTTTCCCTTTGAGTAAAGTGTTTTTTTATTAATTTTATTATTTACATAAATGTAATATCCTTTTTCAAGCTTTTTTTGTTCTTTTGATCACTAAATCCCACATTCCATTTTTCCTTAAAACCTTTTTAAAGTATTGTGGATATTTACTATAAAGCCAATCAGTCGCTTCTTTTTCCCCCTTAGCATTCCTTGAAACTTGATGACCACCCTCGCCACCCCAATAAACACAAGTGGGCGCCACGTAATTAAAACGACCTATACCTTTATCAGCTAAAAAATATTTTATTGTCATCTCATGGCTTTCTTTTCCAGCAGTATAATCTAATCTTGCTTTACATTCTTCGCCTTCATCTCTTAAAACATCATGATTGTTTATAACACCTATTACATTCCCCACTATGTATTTTAAATCAAAAGAAATATTATTTTTCATAAAAAAAGGGTTATCAACTGGATATGTTCCGAAATACCTAACTTTATTTTTGTTACACATTTTAAAAGCATGATTAATAAAATCTTCTAAATCTTGTATTTGCATTAGTTTTTTGTTGTTTACTTTTGTTGATATAGATTTTAAATCATCATCTAACATAAAAATATGTTCGCCTATTTTATGAGTTTTTTGGATATAATTTCTTTGTTGAGGTATCCCTCTTTTACCAACAACTATGTCAGCATAAGTATTTGAATCTAAATAATCTTTATAAATTATTTTTTCTTCTTCATTGGCAACATAAATGAAAATGTTTTTTGATGGGATATTTGTTTGTAATAAATAATTAAGAGTTTTTTCTTTTAATGTTTTATGCCTTTTGAAAGATGGTATTATTAACTTATACATTTAAGAAATTATTCCTATTTCTTGTTTTATTTTTTCTGCTCTTTTTATTTCCTCTGGTAGCATTATTTTTTTTGTTTCAGTTTTTGCTCTATTAAGTTCATATTCTTTTGAACCACAATAAATCATTTTTTCCCTATAATAACAAACAACTGATATTCGCTCAAAATAGCTAATTTTTTTTGGTTCTGTATTGCCATGAACTTCATGAACATCAAATAAAGCTACATCTCCATGCCCTATATCTAAACCCACACCATATCTAGGCAAAACTGTTTGAAACCCCTTGTATTTTCCCCTTGATATTACTCCAAGATTACCGAATCCCTCTTTTAAATCGCCCTGATCTTTATGCCCTGCAGTTCTAAAATTTTTATTGACTGTAACTGTTGTGAATGCAGTATCTTTTATTATAAAATCTTGTGAAGATTTATCTGCCAATGTTTTTTGTATTTTATATCTATGAGGTGCATATTTTTTAAAAACTTTATTTATACTTTGAATATATGGGATACATAGGTTGTATTCATTAAAATGTGATTGTGAAAAAGCAGTTGTTCTACAATATGGTATCCTTGGATATCTATCCATATAACCTATTACTGAACTGTTTACTGGTAACGAATAACTTGTTTTTGATAATTTACCATTACTTAATATAGGAATGTATTTACTGCCATTGATTTTTCCAATTATACGACCATCAATTTTATCACCTATTTTATAAATTTTATCAATATCTCCAGAAGCTGAACCTCTATTATTTGATTGTCTAGCTGATTTCCTAAAAGGTATTCTTGCATTCTCTAATACATTGTTGGGTACTGCTTTTTTTTTAAGTACACATAATAAATCGCCATTCTCTTTAAAAACTTCAGTATCTTCTGTAATAAGGTAATTTATATGTTTTTCAGTTAAAAATGCACCAATTAAACCATCAGCTTCTTTTTCTGACATAACTGGTTGTAATTTAAGAGTTTTCATATTTTATCCTATAAGTTTTTTTCTTCTTTTAATAAACAATGAAAAACTGCATCTGAAATATTATCAATGTTATTTTGTTCCCTTACTTTTTCAACTATTTCACGAAACTTTTTTTCATTTTCTGGTTCATAAAATAATTGTATCATTTTGACATCATTTAATAAATGGTTATCGTCTTGTACCACTTCTCCAACTGGTTCTAAAAACTGTACTTCTTCCTTACTAAATAAACTATCAAGTTCATCATTTGTAAAACCTGTCATATTTAAATCAATCTCAAAATTTAAAAGTTTATTTAATTCATCTTGTAAAAGCTTGTTATCCCACCCAGAATCCTCATTAACTCTATTATCAGCTATTCTATAAGCTTTTGCCTTTGCTTCGTCTAGGTCGGCTTGTACAACTGGCACATGGCTTAATCCAAGTTTTTTGGCACCCATTAACCTAGTATGACCTACAATGACCACCATATTTTTATCAACTACGATGGGTTGTTGAAATCCAAAATCCTTTATAGATGAAGCTACTTTTTCTACTGATTGATTTTTTCTAGGATTGTTTTCGTATGGTATAACTTTATTAATTTCAATATTTTGAATATTCATATTTTCCCCTATAAATAGTTTTTGTTATTTGAAGTCAATCCTGCTGGTATGACTGCATCATTATCATCACTATTGAATTTGACATTTTTATAAAAATCCATATAAGAATTATGAAACACCCTACCTATTTTATCCATATCAGATAATTCTTTTGGTACATCCTCAAATCTTTCATTATCTTTTTCTAAAAACCTATTTTTTTCTTTTAAATATTTGAATAGTTCTTTTAGTTCATAATAATTTTTTTTTACTTTATAGTTTCTTTTCATATCCATTTATCCATATCTAAAAACTCAATAGCTTGATCTTTGGTAAAATGCCCCTCGTTGATTGCTCTTTTTACATCATAAGAATGAGCTTTAGCATATTTATGAATAAAACTTGTGCCTTTTTTATTTTCAATAGCTTCCTTAAACATTTTAACTCTCATATAATATTGATCAACTTTTTCATTTTGATCATTTACTTGTTTTTCATCAAGGTATTTTTTAGCTGAAAGCCAAAATGCAGGTTGTTTAGCAAACTGCTTATCTTGAATACCATCATAATATTTATTATACATTTGAGCTAAAACTTGTGGCTTATCAATCCATTCTTCATCAAGCTTAATATAATTTTTTTCTGCTATCCCCTTGCTTACTTTATTTTTTATTTTATCCCAAAACATATTAAAAAGATTATGATTATCAATTTTCCATTTTAGGGGTTTAGTAGAGGTTGGGGTAGAGGTATGGGGTTGGGGGGTTTCGTCTAGGTTTTCTTTAGATTTTTTCGGTCTCCCTCCTAACCTACCATTT